TGACCAAATATTTGAGAAAACAAATCACTGATATCAGTACCGTCTGTTGAAAATGCAAATCCATGCGGTCCATTAAAACCACCTTGAAATTGTGGTCTTGGGTTATCATACAAGTTACGTTTTTGTGGGTCGCTTAATGTATCATAAGCAGTTTGTATTTCTTGAAACTTTTGCGTATCGCCACCCTTGTCAGGATGATGTTGACTAGCCAATTTACGATAGGCTTTTTTAATTTGATCTTGTGTTGCGTCTTTGTTAACGCCCAATACTGAATAATAATCCATACACTATTCTATCAAATATAATAGGCTTTGTCAATTATTGTTGTGGTGGAGGATTGGGTGGGCTAGCAAATTTTTCTGATGCTGTAAAACCCAAACCTGCAATAACAATATACATCATACTATTAAACATATTTGGATCAACTGTAAGTTTAAAAAATAAATTGGCAACAAAGCCTACACAACAAAGTGTAAATGAAATTAATGTAACAACTCTTTTACTTGAGATAGATTTATTATGACTATCTGCTAACATTGACTTCATCATATCGTTCATTAAATCCTCGCAATTGCTTTTAGGTTTTTAATGTATTCGTCTTCTTCGTAAAGTTTTTTAACAGACATTCCTGCTCTATGACGATATTCGTTTAATTCTTCTTCTTTTTCTGTTCTTGCTCTATATTCAGTAGGTGATAATGTCATTACTTGCTTTAATACTTCTGGATCAGCATCATAATCTTCATCGTCAACTTGTACTGTCCAATCTTTGAGACTTAAATCAGTTAATGTTTTCAAATCTTCTAAAATTTCACATATTCTATTAGGTGTTGATGTTCTGCGATTTGTTTCGGCAAACACTAACCATTTACCAGGTTCAATTTCACCTTGACTTACGCTAGCATCTAATATCCAATCATAACCAACTTCTAACCATTGAACTAAATCTTGTGCTGCTGCTTTACTGTGTGTAACAAAAGTAATTGTTACTACATCACTATCTTTACCCATTTTAGCAGCGTATTCGTCAACTGTTATTGTAGGGTCTAGTTGACCAACCATATCATGATAATCTAAACCTTCATTTAATTGTCTATTCATGATTACAATGTCCCCGGTTGTGCTATTGCTGACCCGCCTGGCATTGCCCCTGCACCCTGCATTGGTGAAGATTGAGCATTACTTTGCTGTTCATTTTCGCCTTGAATATTTTGTTTATCAAGGTCTTCGTTGTATGCGTCTTCGATATCCTCTAGATCAATTACTTCACCGGCAATGTCAATACTACCTTGTTTAATATCATCCATTAACTCTAATGGAATAGTAATCTTAACAAACCAAATTTTTCGTTGCTCCATTCTAGGATATTTGGTACCTGGAACAAAGTCATCATAATTAGTAATTTCAATAGGAACTTTAATGTCTGATTTAGCAAACATTACTTTGCATCCTAATGCCAATAAACGTTTTACACCACGTGGGTCAGGCATTAACTTATAAGGCCACATGAAAATACAAGTAACCTCATAACGACCTATATTTGGACCCTGTACTAATTCACCTAATAACCAATTTTTATAAGCATATAAATCACTATCATCAAGCACACGCTCAAAGTCCAACAATATGGACATAGATCCGTCACTTGTCATAATACCTTTAACGGTACTGATTATACTAGTATAATCTACATCGTTGAACCAATCATCTGCTACTTTATGAACCATACTTATATTTATCTCTTTTTACACTATCTCAGTAATACTACAGAGGCTAACATTATATTTATCTTAAGTTTCTGCAGGAACAGTGCTATATTATTACATAACCTTACATAGGTAAATAATATTGCCGATTGTTTATAAGGAGATATACATTGAGCAAAAGAAAAACCGGAGCTTTAAGAAAAGAACAAAACAGCAAGAAAATGCATAAAATTACAACATATTATAACAACGAAAGTAATAATACTATAGATTTTAACCAAACGCATAAAATTAAAAAATCTATAGAACTCGTACCCCAATCAGTAAACCAAGAAAATTATATATTAAATCTCATGGATAATTCCAAAGATATAGTAGTAGTTTATGGCCCTGCAGGTACAGGTAAAACTTATTTAGGTATGCTTGCTGCTTTAAAGGCACTTAGACAAGGAGATTGTAAAAAGATTATTTTAACCAGACCGGCAGTTGCAGTAGATGATGAAAAACATGGGTTTTTACCAGGAGATATTAATAGTAAAATGGAACCTTGGGTAAGACCTTTATTGGATATTCTTAAAGAATACTATTCAATGAAGGAAGTTGAATATATGCTCAAAGAACAAATAATAGAGATTACACCATTAGCTTTTTGTAGAGGAAGAAACTTTAAAAATGCCTGGGTAATCTTAGATGAGGCTCAAAACGCTACCCCAAGTCAAATTAAAATGCTTATGACCAGAATTAGTTTTGGTAGCAAAATTATAATTACAGGTGACGTTGAACAGACTGATCGTAGAACCAAAGATAACGGCTTATTAGATTTGACATATCGCTTAACACAAAATCCTGTTAGTGAAATTGGATTAAGCGAATTTTCTGTCAAGGATATAAGACGCCATAGAATAATTGAAAAAGTATTAAAACTTTACGATTAAGGCTTTAGATCATCTTTGGCTTTTAATGACACAGGTGCTTCCCTCTCTAGTTGTGCGATTAGAGAGGGATAGACTGCTTTATAATATTCATTTAATTTGTCAAAATCTGTGTCAACTTTTGTGCCTTCAACAGTACACTTTTCAATTTTTTTAAGTGCGTAATCTACAATAATATTGCAGGTAGATACATCAGCAGGCTTAACACGTTTAGCCATTCTAACTTCTTCGTTGATTTGCCCGCCGGGCTGACGTAAAAATGTAATTAATAGATATCTCACGATGTTAACTCCACTAGTGTTGCCGCCAAAGCAATTTCGGGAATGCCGATCAATGGAAGATTTGCAAGACCATTACGTATATAGATAATACTTGCATCACGCCTTTCGTTTGTTGCTCCCCAAAGATCAATATTGTCATACATCCACTTATACACATCTTCAATGCGTGTTGGATATAAAGCAATATATTGCATTAGTTGTTTTCGTCCTTCAATAATGTCGCCACTTTTAAACAAATCAGTTGCTTGAAGTAACAACTCATCTTCGCTTTGACCTTCTTTTGATATTGGAAGTAACACGCCACTTGTACTTGCTTGTTGTAAACGATTCAAACATTTACGTAGATCAGGATATGTAGCACGAACATATGTATCTAAGATATCTAAATCAAAGTCAATATTTTCAGTTACAAGAACTGTTGCTGCCCTAGCAGTAAAATCTACTTGATTAGTCTTAGCAATATGAAATTCGTGACAGCGACTTTTAATTGCTGGAATAATTTTATGTTGATAGTTACAAGTTAATATATATCGTACAGTGCTATGATATGCTTCCATATCATGTCTAAGTGCTGCTTGACTTGGTTGAGTTAAGTAGTCAGCCTCATCTAACAGCACAATTTTAAACTTACCAAAAGGCATTGTTTGTACAAAGCTATTAATCTTTGTTCTAAGATTGTCAATGCCATTTTCTCGACTAGCATTGATTTCTAAGATATCCCAGTCTTCAATGCCCAACTCATGAATCAAAACTTTGGCTAATGTAGTTTTACCAGTACCGGGATCACCTGATAAAAGTAAGTGTGGAATAGTTTCATTCTTAAGCCAATTCTCAACTGTTTCACGTTGTGATTGGTCTACAAAAACATATTCATCTACAGTTTTAGGTCTGTACGCTTCTACCCAAAGTTTGTTATTCATTAAAGTACCTTATCGCTCATTGTTAAATCTTCTACTCGTTCATCACTGACAGCTAAAATATCGTTTGGATCAACTTTGCGAATTACTTTTTCGCCAGTTTCATCTTCAATACGTAAGCCTCTAGTCCATCTACCATGAGATACTAACACATATTGCCCTACTTTAACAGTTGTTTGGGCGGGCCCAATAGCATATACTCTTGCCCAACGAGGTCTAATTCCAGAACTTTTCATATCATCATATGGAATAACAATACCTGAACTAGTAATACGTTCCTCAAAATCCATATCACATACTACAACTGTATCGTGAATTGGTTTAATTGATTTAAATTTAATTGTTGCGTAATTTACTGTTGCCATTATACACCTTTGCTTTTTGCTTTAATTTCTTCAACTTCAATATCATCATTTTGCATGGCTTCTAATTCTTTTTCTTGTGGGGTCAATGCAAAATTTTCTTCAGGTTTGGGTCTTTTCATTAATGGTTGACCTGGTTGTGCTGAACGATTGCCTACTGTAGCTGCATATCCTTCTGCACGTTTTTGTGTCATAGATTTAACTACATTGCCTTTGCTGTCAATGATATCACCTCTGGCGTTCATTTTAACCCCAGTAGTTTTTTTACCATCACCTTTGGCTTGTAAACCAACTGCTCTGGTTTTCTCATTTTTAGCCATGATTGCAGCCATGTCTACTTTTTTACCCTGTGCGCTTCTATAAATCGCCATAAAATTCTCCTATTTTAAAAACTCGTCTATGGGAAGATCATAATATAAACTATTTATTTTATGAATCCCTATGAGAAATAATACAAAACTAGCAACAGAACTACCTCTGCCTACACCCCAAACTATATTGTTTTGGCGCATAGTATCTACTAGATATTTTAAATATTTTAATAGTGTAAACATATTACGTTCCTGATACATCAACAATTCCTGTCCAGCACGTTGTAATTCACTATCATCACTACATTGGTCTAATACCCACTGTGCAATATCCATATTTAAATATTCATTTGGGATAAACCAATTATTTTGTAATTGTTTATCGAATTCATTTTTGGAAATATTAGTTAATTGATATTCGATACATTTGGGAATATCAACCAATTCTAAGTCATTACTAAATTGTATTGATTTTTCTACTAATACGTTGTTAAGTTTAATTTCTGGATTAGTATAATAAAGATTTAATAAATCTGTTTCATTAAATATTAATTGACCATACGAATCTGTTCTCATAGATCAAGTATAATATTATTCTGTGTCTTTGTCAACTTTTTCTTTCCAACCTAATTCCATTTTTTCCCAAGGTTTAGGGTCAAATAGTTTAACAATATTATCTTTACTTTTAAGCACATCCACTGTAGATATATCTGGTTTATTCCACCAGCCTTTTGCTGATACTAATGCTTCAGCCATTTCGATAGTTAATTGGAATCGTATACCTGATGTAATAGCAGAACCAAAATCAATATCGGTGATGTGTAATTTCCCTTCCATAATAGCATTTAATTTTTGTAATAATATCATTGCTACGATCTGGTCGTATGGTTCTTCAGGAGACATGCAAATTTTAATACCTGCATTTTGATATTTTTGAATAGCCTCAATATCATTACTTGATACTATAACACTATCTTCTAAACATTGTTCTATAAAATAGTCCATTCTAGCTATTGCAACATTTTGTTCGTGCATATTATCAGTATACACTATCATAGAAACATTAAAATTATAGATGTTTACCATAAATTTATTGTCTAAATGCAGGCCTGTTGCAACCGTGAAAGTTTTAGATATTCTAACGTCCATATTATTTTACTTGTTTTTGAATGTTGATAAGCGAATCTATGTTTTGCTTTTTGACCATTTCATCCATTTTTGCGGCATATGCTGCTTTATAATTATCAAGAGCCATAAGTATTTGATTTATTAATGCACGATTTCCTGTTCTACCCGCAAATGTTAACTTATTTGTTAGACTTGAAATAGTTTTTTGAAGTTCTTCTAAACTTTTATCTGATAAATCACCAATAAAAGGATGCATCGTGATTACCAAGAACTAAGTGAAGTCCTAGTCCAAATATTTGACCCATTATAGCTAGTAGCAGTACATACATTACTACCTGTATTGGCAGTTGTCAAGACAAATGTTGAACCTGCTGTGCCACCTGAGCGGGTGCTACTGATTGTAACGGTTGAATTTCCATTTACTATAGATTTAATATAATAAATGGTATTAGCTACTATTCCACCGATCACATCTCCTGTGAATACAATAGGAGCATTAGCTACCAAGCTTGTTAAATTGTTTAATAATATTTCATTGTTTGATGAATATGTATTACTTACTGTTTTACTTACTGTAGTAGAATTAAAATTGCCTGTGCAAACATAAAGATAGTTTGCGTCAACTGCTACTGTACCTTCTGTGTCGCCCGGGAAACCAGTTGGGGGAGGGGTACGTACTTGTATTTCAGTTGTTTGATATGGTCTGTTAGTTGGGGTAATATAAAGTGTGTTACCGCAATCTGTTGTAGTAATTGTATAGTTTAACTGCGATACACCATATGGAGCTGTAACAGTTGCAACGTTGGCAACATTAGCATAGTTTTCTAAAATTGTAACACCATAATTATTATTTGATGATACTACTGACGCAGGGAATGAAATAACTGCGTTAGCATTGCTAACTGCTAATTGTAATTGAATTGATTGTTGTGTGCCAGTTGGAGCCCAGCTACCAAACTGAAGCGTTGTATTTGCCGATACTGTACCGTATTGAACATCACCTAAACTTGCGTTTACTAATACAGTGCCTGCTAATGCATTGCCTAAATTGTATGTGGTCGCTCTAAAACTACGTGTGCTTGCATTGCTAATAAGTGTATTAGCCATGTTATTGTTAAGAGTAGTATTAGCCAATGCTGATTTTAATACAGCATTGTTTTGTAAATCAGTAATCTCAGTAGCAGCAGTATTTAAATTAGTTACAATAGAACTAAAGTTGTCTCTAAATCCCTGAGAACTTTGATTCTGCCCCGGTACTGGATAATTTACATTGATTCCGTTTGTGTTAATTGTACTCATTTATTTGTTTCCGTAATGTATTTAGTATTATTGATTTGGGAGTATAGTTTTTCTTGGGAACAATACATAAAAATCTTTACTATTAAGAGGATTAGGTACAGGGGTTCCACTTGGTAAATCGGTAAACGCAGGAGGAACCAATGTGTTGTTATAATCATATGTAAGTGCTTTGTCTACGGTAAATCTATCAATTTCAAAATTGATTTGATTTAATACATAAGGTTGATTTAACTCGTTGACCCAAAGTGTCTGTATATTTTGCGCAATTTGTTGACTGTAACCGGGCTTAGTATAGCATATTACCCAAGCTGGGGTAAATCCTAATGTGCTACCATTGCTTTGTTGACTTGTCATCCATAATGGTAAGACGTTGCTATCATATACTTGACCCAATACCTGTCCTACTCTTTCACGCATATTTGGTAAACTGTTTGGATATAATTCTTGTACGTGACCTGGATCTAAACTTGTGTAATAAGTAGGTTGCCCGTCACTATCAGGGAAAATATAACTAGCATATATGTCTGTAACACTAGCATACCATGGTCCTAAAAATAAATTGATTGGTCTAGGCCATTCAATTGACTCACTAACACTTACTCCTTCTGGGTTTACTAAGTTATCAATGACTTCACTATAAACGACTTCATAAATCACATTACCATCGCTGTCTTTTGCTACAGCAGTGTTGATTTGTCCTAAAGTTAGATAACGCCAATAATGATTTTGTGTAACTGCTGCTACATATTGGTCAAAGTCACTAGCATATATTCCATAAGCGTGCATATAGGTTACATTAGTTGCTACACCAAAGTTTGGATCATTTGGTCTATAAACAGCCTGAGGAGGAATAATAGTTGTGCTGGTTAATAGTTGATCTAATATATAATGCTGATAAAGAGGTGGTGCAGCAGTTATATAAAGTGTATCTGTTGGTTGTGCAAATTCTTGATATACGTTTAATGTAAATGTTTGCAAACTTTGTACTATTGGATAATTAGGTGCATATGCGTTTACAGTAAATGTATATTCAGTTATAGAGCCTGGATCTGCAAATGTATTACCTGGTTGAAAAGCAACCGTTCCCGTAATATCACCAGTAGGTTGTAATACTAAGTTAGGTGGTAAAGAACCACTTGTTATTCTATATTCTATAGGCACGTCACAAATTGCTAATAATGTTAATGTGCTAACAGTACCGTTTGAAATTTGTCCTAAATCGCTAGGTGTTATCCAAGTTATATCGCCAATGATTTGGTTAGCAATTAAAAATGAAAAGTTAAAAAAGGCAGAAGTTATGTTAGTATTAACATTAGCTTTTTGTATTTGCACTTGAAATGAAAACTCATTAATAGTGTCAGGAGATACAACAGGGGTGCCAGTAATCCATCCTGTATTAGGATCACCTGTTAATCCTAAAGGCAAGCCAACATAGTTATAACGTATAGCATTGCCATCAAAATCATATCCTAACATTTTAAAAGCAAAAAACTCTCCGCTTAAAATTTGTCCTATAAATGCGCCGGGTGAATTATTTGGAGCATATGTAACACCGTTACCATTTGGTGGTAAAACATAGTAACTATATAATCCTGGATTATCAGTTATATTGTAACTGGCAGGGCGTGTATTTAATAATGTAGGTACTCTAGTATTAGGTGGTAACCCCGGACCTCCTTGACTTTGAGGAGTATTTTGATTTACTACAGTAATATAATACGATTGTAAATCATTACCTAAAGGACTTAATAATTCTAATGAAAATGAATAAGTTCTAATAGTTGGCTGACCTAAAGTACTATTAGGTAATGTAGCTGTTAAAAATCCTGTAGCCGAATTTAATAAAGTGTATACTGGGCCGAACTGTGTTGTGCTTATAGTAAATTGAGTTTGGTTTGGTACGCTTTGTATATAATATGTTTTACTTGCTTCGATGCCACCAAAACTTGTACCAGTAAATACAATCTCTCTGCCAACTATAAAACCAGATGTACTAACAACAGTGATTGTATAATCAACAGCCGATGTAATTGTAGCATAGGTCACAACTGTTTCATAAGTTACTTCAGTAACTGGTGCATCAGCATAACCTCTGATTAATCCATTTTCATTTATTTCTAATCCAGGCGGTAGTTCACCTTGAATTAACTCGATTAATATTGGATTTGTAGATATTGGATTGCTATATTGTATTGGTAATTCTACCCAAGTGCTATCGTAGGTTGTTAAAATAAATCCAGACGGGGTAGTCAATGCGGGCAATGCTGCTGCATTAATAGTAATAGTAAATGTTCTATCTTGTATTTGATTTAAGTTATCAGTAACTCTAATAGCAAAATTGTAAGTAGTTTGTGCATTTACTAGTGCAGGAGTCCCTAATAAAAATCCTGCACTGTTTAAAGTTAATCCGTTTGGAAGTGCACCACTTAATAACTTATAAGTTAGTGAAGTAGCAGGACTCACAGGCGTAGCTGAAAATTGAAAATCAATAGGTGTTGCACTTGGAAATATGCCTATTGATCCTGCTGCTGTATTCCAAACTGGGGCAGTCATTATTATCCTTGAAGAATAGCTAAAGCTGCGTTATACTTTGCTGTTCTATCATCAAGACCAATTGTACCACCATTGATACGCTTAGTCATTGTTACGATATCACCTTTATCAGCAATGTCATTAAGACCATGTGTATTCCAGAACCAAGCAGCACTGGCTACAGCGCCTTCTGTTGTTTCTAAAAATGCTACGGTGTCATCTAATGATTTGCCTAATGATGCTGCGAATTTACTGTAATTGTCTTTACCAGTTAATTGAATTAATCCGCGACCACAAAATTTGTAACCGTCGCCACTTGCTTCATCGCCATTGCCCATACGACTTGCGTATACTTTGTTAGCAATCTTTTGTGGATTACGAGCATAAGCATTTGCTGTGTCAGCATCTGGGAAATACTTGTGGAATATCTTTTGTAAACCATCAGCACTATAGTTTAAATTTTCTTTAACAAAGTTAAAGTCGCCACTTTCGTGTGCTACTTGTGCTAAGAAACCTGCCATGCGTTGTGGTGTGTTGATACTATAGTTTGCGCATTCTGTGTTTAATGCGTCAACAAACTTTGCTAATGTGTCGTGCTTTGTTTTTGGACACAATTTTTGTAATAAATCTACTGTAATCATTTCTTAATTCCTTATAATCTACCAACGGCGATTTCAATCACGCCTTCTGATCCATCAAAGTCAGCAAGTGCTTTACCAATTGCTGTGCCCATTAATGGATTACTACTAGCCTTAGCATAACCATTGCCGGCTGATACCATAATGTTGCCTTTACGAACAACACCTTTTACTTTGACAGGTACACGACCCTGAAGTGCGATAACGACTGGGTAAGTTACCTGTATATTTCCATTCATTACATAAGCTGGGTTTGTTGATACTACGCCTGCTACAGCATTAGTATCTTCATCAGCTATAGTTACTTCTTGACTACCGCCAAACATCAATACTGTGCCTGGTTCATATAAACCATCTGCTGCATAATACTCACCTAAGTCAGCGTATGTAGCTGTTAATTTACTACCTGCACTTAATGTCCAGTTACCAGTTATTGATCCTGCTGTAGTGTTTGCACCAGTTGTTAATGTTGTGCCATATAATGTAGCAGATGCACCACCTACTGTACCTGATGATGTGTTTAAATTGCCTGTACCGATATTGCCTGTTACAGTTAAACTTGTTAATGTGCCAACACTTGTGATATTTGGCTGTGCATTAGTATAAACAGTACCTGCTACTAATGCGTTGCCTACTTGACCACTTACATTAGCACCTGCTACTGCGTTTGCTGTAGTTGCGTACGTAGCAAGACCAACAGCTCCACTCACATTACCGCCTGCCACTGAGTTAGCAACTGCTGCGTATGACACTTGTCCACTTACATTAGCACCTGCTACTGCGTTTGCTGTAGTTGCGTATGCTACTGTACCAGTGACATTAGACCCTGTTAAGCTAGTTAACCCAGAACCATTAGCATACAATACCATTGATGCAGTATTGACTGTTGAAGTTACATTCAAAAGTGTTGTTGCAAAAGAAACTGACCAACCAGTATTCCATTGTGAAGCTGCATAGTTACTATAACCTGCTTGGAATTCAGTTACGAATACTTGAGGGTAACTCCATACTGTGCTTGTTTCACCGATATAAATGCAGCAATATGTGCCATCAAATCCAAATCTTACATTCAAGGCGGGACGAGAATTCGTAGTAATATCAGCAAAAGTACTATACCATCCCGGCGGGGATGGTAAATAGTTATATCCACCTAGATTAATTTCAAACGCTTGACCATCATACGTATAAACTGTAACGGTCATATGCATCATAGTATTTGTATAGCCTTGAGGTAATGTAATCTTTATTGCACCAGTTACGGCACTAGTAGGTTGGGATGTAGCATAAGATGCTCCGCCTGGATTGACAACACGCAATGCATAACCAGTACCAGAAATGTCTGTTATGCCAGCAGTAAACACCCCTGTACCAGCACCAATGTTACCAACATTAGCGTTACCTGTTACATTCAACGCACTTAATGTACCAAGACTTGTTAGACTTGAATTTGTTACGTTTGAAGATAGTGTACTACCTGTAAGGTTACCTGCTGCTACAGCGTTTGCTGTTGTAGCGTATGTAACGGCTCCTGTAACATTTGCGCCTGCAATATTACCAATAAACACGTTAGCTGTTAAGCTTGCGTTGGTGTCACGTACAGCCAATGTACTTGCGGTAGCATTTAACGCTGTTTGATAATTATCTACATAGTCAGCATTTAAATTAGCAATACGTGTTTGTGAACTGATTACAAAAGGAGCAGTTCCATTAGCCACAGTAGATACAAATGAATTTGCTGTAGTTATATTACCAGTAACACCTAATGAACTTAGTGTACCAACACTTGTGATATTTGGTTGTGCATTAGTATAAACAGTACCTGCTACTAATGCGTTGCCTACTTGACCACTGACGTTTGCACCTGCAACTGCGTTAGCTGTTGTAGCGTATGTAACAGCACCTGTTACGTTAGCACCTGGTATATTTGATAAACTATTTGCGTTACCACCAAATGTTGTAGCAGAAAAATAACCATTTGCTAAGTTAGCACTAAATGCTGTATTAATATAATTTTGTGAATTACCATTTGATGATGATGTTACAAATGTAGGATATGCTGTAGTTGATGATGATGTGTTTGTTTGTAATGCGTTTGCATTTCCAGCAGAAGTGGCATATGTTGCGTTTGCAACTGTACCAGTAACGTTAGCACCTGCTACCGCATATGCTGTATTAGCTACGTTAGCATTAGCAACATAACCTAACACGTTTGCACCTGCAACGTTATTTGCTGTAGTTGCGTATGTTACAGCACCACTTACATTGCCACCTGCAATATTACTTAAATTTCCTCCATCACCTTTAAACTGCGCGGCACCAATAGTACCGCTATTTGCATAGACGTTACCAGAAGTAATATTACCTGATATTGAAGCATTACCTGATAATGTTAATAAATTCGATGAGTTGTTAAATGTAAACGCTGAACTACCAGCAAATACACCGTTACTATTAAATTGTATTTGTGTATTACTACCACCAATTGGTGATGGAATTAATGATGCATTGTTCCATGACAGTCCACCTGAACCGTTTGTCATTAAGAAGTAATTTGCACCACCGCCTGTGATTGTTAAGTTACTTACAGGACCTAAATTAGATAAACCATTAACATTTAATCCTGTTAATGTACCAAGACTTGTAATATTAGGTTGTGCAGATGTTGTTAATGTACCTGTAATATTACTTGAAATAATGTTAGTAGAAGTAACTTGTAATACGTTTGCTGTTCCACCGACTGATACATTAAAGTTACCATTTACATCTAATGATGCGTTACTTGTTCCGTTTACGATATAGGAACCTGCACCAACAGAAATATTAGTAATATTACTACCATCACCTGATAGATATTGTGCTTGTATTTTTCCTGCGTTAGCATATAAGTTACCAGACGTGATGTTGCCTGTAACCACTAAAGAACTCAATGTGCCAACACTTGTGATATTAGGTTGTGCGTTTGTATAAACTGTACCAGCAATTAATGCATTACCAACTTGACCTGATACATTAGCACCTGCTACATTATTTGCCACGTTAGCAAAGTTTACTTGACCACTTACGTTAGCGCCTGCTACATTATTTGCCACGTTAGCAAAGTTTACTTGGCCTGATACATTAGCACCTGCTACATTATTTGCCACGTTAGCAAAGTTTACTTGACCACTTACGTTAGCACCTGCTACTGCGTTAGCGGTAGTTGCGTAAGCAACCGCACCACTTACGTTAGCACCTGCTACTGAGTTAGCAGTAGCTGCGTAATTTACTTGACCCGTTACATTAGCACCAGCTACACTGTTAGCAATACCGGCATATGTTACTTGACCACTGACGTTAGCCCCTGCTACATTATTTGCTACATTGGCATAGTTTACTTGTCCATTGACATTAGCACCTTGAACATTGCTTAAATTACCGGCTTCACCTACAAAGTGAGCAGCGCCAATTATACCACTGTTAGCATAAACGTTGCCAGAATTAATATTTGCTGTTACTGCTAATGAACTTAATGTGCCTACACTTGTGATATTAGGTTGTGCGTTTGTTAATACAGTTCCTGAATATGTACTGTAGTTTGCGTTTGCTACGGTTCCACTGACATTGGCACCGGCTACACTATTGGCTGTAGTTGCGTATGCGACTGCTCCACTGACATTAGCACCGGCAACACTGTTGGCTGTAGATGCATATGAAACAGCTCCTGATACATTAGCACCTTGAATATTACTTAAATTATTACCACTACCAATAAAGTAGTTTGCGTTTACAGCATTGCCCAAGTTAGCATTAGTTGCTAATAAATTACCTGTAATATTTGCAGTGCCGTTAATGTTTGCACTATTGTTGGTAAAAATAGCAATATTACTACCGCCTACACCTATTTTTACATTGCTAGTAGATGCAATTACATTGCTTGTTGTTGTGCTGTTTTGAATAAGGTAGTTAGCTGCTGTAATAACATTAGTGATGTTACTGCCATCACCTTTTAAGTATTCTCCTTGAATAATTCCTGAATTGGCATAAAGATTACCAGTTGTAGAAGTACCAGTAACATTTAATGAAGTCAATGTGCCAACGCTTGTGATATTTGGTTGCGCGTTTGTTGTCAATGTGCCAGTAACATAATTAGCTGATATTAAATTACCACCATTTATATTGTTACTAGCAGTTAAAACCGATGTTGTTATAGAATTGTTGACTATAACATTATTTGATGTAATATTACCTGATATAGTAATATTACCAATGTTAGAAAGATTACTAGGAATGTCTATTTGTAAAACTTGCGAAGAGGTAGTCATTACAGCAAAGTTGCCTGCATTTGACCCAATACCTAATCCTAATGTACTTGATTGAACTTGAACTTGCGCAAGATTGGCACTAACTACAACATTTCCTGTAGGCGAACTTACGCTAATACCTGCACCAGGGGTTTGGTTTACAGATAAAACTGCTTGTGCTTCTAACCCAGCAAATAAAGTATTAAAGTTGTTTTGTGTTTTTTGGAATGCAATTCTAATAGCATCTGCGCTAGGATCGTTGGGGAATGAACCAAAGTCTATATTCTGTTGTGACATATCTAATTACCTTATTCTGTATTTATCGTTTTTTAATTAAACAGTCCAGACAAAAAAATACCCGTGCTAGACGGGTATTTTTCAAAAGTAATTATAAATTACTTTTCAATTGCGTGTAGTTTTCTTAATACGCTCATCATTGAATCATCAGCTACACTTGGTTTTACACTTGTGTGAGGTAATGTTGTTTGATCACGTTTTGGCTTATTCAAACCACCACTGATTACTTTAGTCATGAAGTCCATATCTTGTGTGAATTGAGCATCTGTACCTTTGCCTGTTCTGTCTGAACCTGCTTGGTTAGCCCATTCATCTAATTTTTCAGATTCGTCTGTTTCTTCTTCGTCTTTGGCTTCTTCTAAATCTTCTTCTTTAGCTTCTTCTAATTCTTCTTCATTAGTTGCGCCACCTGATTTACTAGCTACCATGTTTTGAGCAGCATTACCTAATGTAGCGTTCATGGCATTGTCTTTACCACTGTCTGGAGGATTTTGAGATTGATCTTCTTCCATACCATCTTCAGCAACTTGATATGTCATTTGATCTTCAGTTTCTACTTCATCCATTCTGCCTGAACAAGCACATTCCATCATGCCACATTCATTGCAACCTTCTTCGTGTTCATGGTCATGTTTTTCATCTTCGTAATCACCATGATCAGTGCTATGACCTGTCATTTTTTTAATTAACGACATCATACCGTCATGATCATCAACTACGTCAATTTTAGGAGCATTCATTGCTTTGACAACTTCAACTTCTTTTTCACCGTCTGCACTAGGTCCGTCATGACTAAACATGCCTAAACCCGCTTGCTTTACAATGCTCATTAATTCGTCAGCAGCTTGATCTGTAGCAGTTACAGTTACTGATTTAGGTTGACCTTCTTGATCACTCATTGCTACACTTAAACCTTCATTAATTTCAGTGTATTCAGTTAATAAATTGTTTAATTGTGCATCCCATGATTCAAAAACGCTCATATCTGTTTCTAAAACATCTTTATCTTTGAATGTTTGACCAAATGCCTTAAATGTATCACCTGGTGTTGTTTGTGCTTTATGCTTCATCCATGATGTTTTATCCATCTCATCTACTGGCATTGTTTCTTCAAGTTCAGGTGTATGTGCACCAAAGCTTGCCATGTCATCTACTGTTGATGATGTTTCATCCATTACTCCATGATTTAAACCATGAATTGGACTCATTGTGCCATAACATTCATCAAGACCTTGTTTGTAACCTTCGTGGTACATTCTATGTTCTTGTGAACCTTCTTCAAAAGGACAATTATAACCATGTTTAGCTAAAGCATGGGCTCTACCAAAGTGGTGTGCTGCCTTCATTTTGTTTTCATGGCTTTCTTTTAATTTCTTTTTCTTTGCTTTTTTCTTTTCATCGTACTCAATGTCTTTGGTAACTTTCTTTCCAGCTTTTTCAGCTTTCTTGTCGTCCTTACCTTTATGTTTCATATCGTACTCTAAATCTTTAGTTACTTTTTTACCAGCTTTTTCGGCTTTATTATCAGCCTTTGTGCGGCTTTCAAGTGTTGTTGTGCTTCTTCCCATACCTAATCCACCTCTACTTGTGCCGTCTACTCCGGCTTGTTGTAATGTTTCTGCTTCTTCGATACCCTTTTTTGTAAAGAGTGACTTAACTTTTTGACCAAGACTTTTCTTTTCAGGTTCGTCTAAAGGATTTCTTGGGGCACTTCCTTTAGGTGCTTTTGGCATTTTATGTGTTTCTGGTTGTACAACTTTAACGCCGTTTGGCAATTTGTAATCTTCTAGTGTTGTTTGACTACGACCGGCGCCTAATCCTGCACCGTCAACATCCATGCCACCGGTATGAGGAATGTCTGCTTCTTCAATACCTTCTTTATGTAATTTGCTTAATGTTTGTGCTAAACGTGCTTGTTTACCTAACTTGCCTGAATCATGTTTGTGTTTTGCTGCAAATGCTGCTGTTGACATACCTGCTTTTTTTGCTTTAGCACTAAATGCACCAGGATGTTTAATTGCTTTTTGAATCCATTTATCTTCATCCATTGATTCTTCAGATACAGGTTGTGTTGTTGAAGCATTAGCAGGTTGAGTTGTACTCTGTTGCTGTTGCTGTTGAGGAGTTACAACTGTAATCTTTTTATCTTGTGATAATTGTTTGATTGCCGGACCTAAAGTTTTTTGTAATTTAGGATCATTAATAGTTACTACACCTGCACTTGCTGGTTTATTGCTACCTTGTTGCTGTACAGGAACAGGAATTGGAGCATCTTCTGATAATCTTTGTTTTTTAATTTGATGAAAAACATCTTTAAGAGATAATCTACTAGCAGGTGCTACATCGACTGATTCTTTAAGAACTTTTTTACCTGCTTTAGGTGTTGTGTTGGTTTCCTTGATAGGCTTATTTTGCACTTCAGAAAACTTTTCTAACATTTTTTTCATATCCATTTTAATAATCCTTTATGCTCTTGATCTTGTGCCAATTGGCGGTTTAGCTGGTCTAGTAATTTTTGACATTGGGCTTTGATCACCTAATTTTTTGTCATCCAAATATGGCTTGAATGGATCAAACGCATCCTTAGTTTCTTTTGCTGCGTAAGGCATGTTAATTTTATCATCCTTAGCCTGATCTTTAATGCTGTTCAAATATGAACCTGCATATTCTTTACTTGCTTTTTTGCCGTTGTCTTCCATTTCTTCGTGTGTAAGAACTGGACTATGTTTCATTTGATTAGCGTATAATTCTGACTCATGGTCAACGCTATCATCATATTTTGTATCTATAACACGTACCATGTTCAAGTTATGACCTAATAATTGTGCCATTTGCTGAATCATTGGTTCGTTTGCAGGATAACGAAATTTAGCTTTAATAATACATACACGTTGATTTTCTAAATCAGGGAAACCATATGGAGACTTTTGTATTGGTGTGTAAGTTGGTTTGCTAATTTCTTTAGGATCAAACTTGCTAGTAAGATTATATGTGAATAATTCTAGGAAGTTATCGGTAACGTCCCCTGCGATTTTTATAGTGTAATCATAGGTATGTACACTTTCTGCTATATAATGTTTTAAACTTTTCATATTGGATTCCCTATACTATATTTATCATTGATCCTGATTTTTATTATTCAGAATTTTAAGTAATTCATTGCGATCTAATTTCTTGCCTTCACCTACTGTGGTAATTTCAACTTCATCATTCTTAGCGGCAGCTTTTTGATCTAATGCTGCTTTTTTAAGCTGTAATTCAATGGTTTTAAGCTTTTTGTTGATTTTAGCTGTTTTAGCTGTGATAGCATGACCCAATAAATTGCTAGCTACCCCAAATATTTCACTGCTGTATCTGCTATCAGTTTGCATACCCAAATCCATTAGGTCTTTGTAACTTGCTGTGGCAATATTAGCTAGTTCATCCATCTCTATGTCGGACATTTCTAAGCCCCGAACTTGAGGTAATGCTTGCTCAATTTTTTCTATATTAGTTAGGACCTCTGGGGTAATTTCTTGACCAGGATCAAGAACGGGGGTTTCCGAGTTCTCAGATTGGGGTTCTAGGTTAAATAATTCTTCTAATTTTCGGTTCATAAAGTATTTATTGGTAAAATTGAACTTGGTTAATTAAATCATAATCGGGCTTATAAAAGTCTTTAACACGTGTAATATAATCAGGATTTTTGTCTATTATCTCCTGTAGTTGCGCTTTCATTTTGTTAATGTTTAATATCGAAGTTTCACCATGCGAATATTCTTTTATCTCCACATCATATGAAATAGAGAATGTATTTGACATATAATTAATAAATGATGTTTTAAAGTTAGGATCCTCAAGATTAAAAAATATACAACTATCTGTGTTTAGTGTGCTTAAATAATTAACCTGATAATCAGTATGTTCGTCTAATCTAACATCTGTAAATATTTTGTTTATAGTAACAGGATTGTCTATTGTAGCGCCAGGAAATTTTCTATGAAACATTTCTATTATACCAGATATCCATCTTTTATACGGGTCTCTTAATATAACTATAAACTTATAATTTGATTGCCCCTGTTTAATAAAATTATAATTGCTATAGCGAAATCCTACATCATCTACTGGTCCCCAAAACTTTTGATCATTGGGCACATCTATTACAGCAGAGAAATTTTTACTATGCAACCATTGTAATATCCACCTTGATGCATTTTTTGGAATTGCTACATATGCGTAATTCAATGAGTTATGTGTTAAACACCCGCCCCAATCATGATTATCTTTTAACCAAGTATATTTTTTATATATAGGAGTATCAACAGATTGTATTATCATTTACTTCTTGATTTATAAAACAAATCGTCTTCAGTTATAACACGAAAAACTAAACCCTGTTGTTTACAATATGCTTTTGCTGCTGCCCATTTAACATGATTTAATGCTACTACTGCTCTGTTTCTAGCATTTGTAACTTTACTTTCGATAATACTTTGTTTTTTAGGTTTAATCTCTATTATTTCGGCTACTTGTTTACCGCCAACTGTTTCATATAATACAAAAAAATCAGGCACATAAACTGTGCCTTTGCCTGTAAATGGATTACGATATGGAATTTTTATAGCTTCACTAGCCCATTGAATAACTTTATCATGGCTATCGCAAAAAATCATAAAACTTAATTCCCAACCACTACGATAATAAGGCTTGTGATTACCTACGTATTTGTGTGGGTTTTTTGGAGTGAAAAAACTTTGAGCATATCTAGCCATTTTATTGTACTACGTTTCTAGCAGCGTTTTGATTTGGATGAGGAATAACACTTATTCCATACAATGACACTTTTGATTTAAATGAATTTAAATAATAACAAATAAGACCTTGCATTTGTAACAAGCCTTGTTGTGCGGGTGTGCTACCTGAACTTATTGATTTTAACAAAGTAACAGCTGGTATATTAGTTTCTTGTGATATTAAAAAAATTAAGTATGTAAAATTTTGCGCAACTTGTGAAGATGTACAAACAGAATTAAAATATCCATTAACCATATCAAATTCAGAAAATGGTACTACTAATTGATTATTATAAAAATTATCAAATATTTGTACTGTTTGATCTAATGATAACGTACTATTATTAACTGTTACTGCCATAGTTATTTACCTGTATAACTATTTATACATCTATTTTTAGTTAAGGACCAAAGTCAGGAGTAGGAGGAGGAGCGTTAGTTATTGAACTAAGATCGGCTGCAGGTAATATAGGATCTACACCAGTGACTTGTGTTCCAGCAGTTGAAGGTGCACCTGCTTGACTTGAACCAAATACAACTTGTGTTGGGCTAGGTCCTTGAACTTGACCTGTCAATGGATTTACATTAGCAAGTATATTTGGTGGATTAGCTGATAATGCTCCACCATTAGGTGCAATGCCAGGTGACGAAGCTAAACCAGCTGGTCCAGGACTTGTTGATGCTCCTGGTAGTGTAAACGGAGCATTTCTAGTTCCGTTGTTATTATTTGTGGCAGCATTTTGTACTTGACTGTTTATTGCTCCTGAATTTGCACCTGCTGACGATGGTTGATTTGGTGGAGGTGTTGTAGTTGATGCAGGCGGTGTTGAATTAGGTGACGGATTAAGTATTGATGGTCTTCTTAATGATTGTACTTGACCCCCACTTGGTCCTGGAACAACACCGTTATTACTAATAACATAACCTTGTGTTGGAGTTCTAGTAATCGGACTTGGTGTAAGATCATATGAATCTGGCATGCCAAATCCAGTAACAATATTACTAGGTTGTGTACCGTCTAACGATCCTTCATTATAAACTACTGTTTCATAATCTATATTCATAGTGTTTCTCATAACACCAGCACCATCATCATAACTATAAGTATCGTGTTGAAAATTTGTAATAATAGGATTAATTAATGTGTATGCTAAAAAGTTATGTCTCATTAAACCAAATATTGTTATCTTTTTAAAGAAAGGAACTTTAGCAGATGAACTAGCTGATGGTACATTAGTTTCACCTATATACCCCCAGTTGCTTGTATTAGGCAATGCACTGTTAGGAAGATATTGTGTTCTTAAATCATAATTATTCATTGTAGCTACAGTAGTGGCGCCGCCAGCCGGAGGAGCAAATTCTGCTTGTGCTGCTGTGCCTGTGTTACCACTAAATGCAACGCCTGGTAGAGAACCATCAGCATAATAATATGTATAATATGCAGCCCACATCTTGGCTATTGTATTATTCATATCATCGTGAAATGAAATGTTTACTGGATCATATTTTATTTTAGTTTGTACAATTCTTTTTCTATTATATTGATTTAATTGATGAGTGGCAATTGTATAACTAGGCAATTTAATATCTCTAACTAATATTCCAATCATATTTGTTTGATCAGGAGTATTAGGTGTGTATGCTTGTGGATTTATATCAAATGATACGTGAAATAAGAATTTTTGTTTAGGCGCATTAGCAAATGAATTGCTATTAAATATTTTGTCAGCGTGACCAAAATCTGCTAATACTTCTTTAAGAGTATTGATGCCTAATGCAGATGCAAGACCATTGGCGCCTACTAACCCTATTACACTAGATAATAGAGAAGGGCTTGAAGCTGCCTCTAATGACTGACCATTATATCCTAGTGCCATGTTTTTATAATCCTATTCACGATTGGCGTGAATAGGATTTGTATTTTATTAACGGCCAGAAGTACCGATACCTGTAGCTGAATCCTGAGCGATTGCAGAATTTCTAGCAACAGCTGGATTACCCAATCCTTGAAGCGAACCATTGAGCAATTGAACTGCGTTGTCATAACGCATAGCTAATTGAATTGTTACTGCTTCACTTGTAGCATAGTTTAATGTTTGGTAGTTAGCTGATTTTAAGAAGCAACCATACAATTGCCATTCTTCTAATACTACTGGAGCATATGCACCGTTACCACCGTCTAAGATTTGAATGTTTGTTTCAAACTTGTAATCTTGACCTGCTGCTGCTGACGCTTGTTCTACAAAGTTCATTTGTTTTTGTAGTTGATCGCCAATTGCTTGACCTACAGTACCTGATGCGTCATCACGAATTGTCATGGTCAATTCTTGCCATGTGTGTTTACCAGCAAGATAGATGCGTGAGTTATACACGTTTAATGTAATTTCGTCAAACGATAAGTTTGGACGCTGACATTCCATTACTTGTTTTGTTAATGATAAACCGTCATTGCCTAAACCAAGATTGATAAAGTTTACTCTAAATCTAAACTGAAGTTTAGGCATTAACAAGCCTTGGTTTCCGCCTGAGTTGTCTCCTGCGACTGTCATGTTGAACAATGATTGTGAGGCAATTGCCATATTAATTCTCCTAATATACTATATTTAGTCTAGACACCACTGTTCATAGTGTCTAGACTTTTATCTCTTACCCTGCGTTGTTACCTAATGTACCTGTTGCCAAGATGCGAACTGGGATATAGATAAACTCAGCAGCCTTGACAGGCTCAATTGCGCAGTCTACCCATAACTCGTTAGCATCAATTCTCGCAGGTGTGTTGTTTGATTTATCGCAAACTACCAAGTAGTCATAGATACCGCGTTTAGCTACTAAATCAACAAACAATGATTGAATTACACCAGCAATTGCTTTTTGTGTAACACTATCATTAGGTTCAAACACGAACGGTCTTGCTGCTAATGTTAATTGACGGCGAATATATGCTACTAATCTTGCAACGTTTGTTCTATCTAAAGAACTATTTGATTCAAAACTTGTAATATTGCCATAGTTTAACAAACCTTGACCTGTGAAGAACACTAATGGGTTAATGTTGTTTGTGTAAAGAACATCACGAATACCTTGACTTGTCTTAATTGATACATAAGCACCTGTTTGAGCATTTACGTAACCAATTGATGATGCATTAGTAATAATACCTCTGCGTGTACCTGCTGCCGCTAACCAAGGATAAGCAACTTGGTCATTGTACAAGAATGTACTTAACATCATATGACTTGGTGGAACTGCAACTTGGTTGCCGCTTAAGTCTACTGATAAGCCCGATGGATAGAACAAGCCAAGATATGTATCACGTGTGACACAACCTTGAATACTTGTTGACGGTGCATTAGCAGCATTAGTTGCCCATGCTTGAATTGCTGTTGCATCGTTAGGTAATGTCATTGGTGTATCACCTAAGATATAACTTGTATCACCGCGATCAGTGTTGAGTGTTACCATGTCTGGTTGTAACTCACAGTAGTTAGGGCAAGCTTGTAAGTTGAAGTAGTTATCTTCATCTCTGATGTCCTGATTGGTTTCAATTGCTGCACGTAATGATTTTACAACCATTGCACGTTGAGCATATGCACCCATGTATGGAGCACCATTTTCTTGATTACCACTTTGTGTTACCCATGCATCTGTTTGTGTTGGTAAATCTTGATCTGGGAAACTATTAGCATTAAAGTAATTAACTTCATATGCTTTTACGTTAAACCCTGAACGTCTTGTATTCCATAACAACATACCTACTGGATATAAGCTTGCTTTAGGAGCATCTAAATCTAAGTAGTTACTTGTTAGCAAACTCTTAATTGTTGGAATTGGATCAGTTGCTGGGTTTGTGTCACCGTTAGTTGCCCAACGTGCATCTTCAAAAATAATACCGCTTGAATTAATGCTATCAGTATTACTTAACAATACCCATTGATCCATACCGTTGTAACTCTGCCAACGATTTACCAATGGATAATTTACTAAGTCTGATGTGTCAATCCAAATATCACCGTATACTAATGCATCACCTGTACTTTGTGTAGTTGGTGCTGTAGCACTAATAATTGGACCATTTGGATCAGTATTATTTGAACCACTTGTTGGGAAGCCGTTGCTGTCATAGTTACTATTACCATAACCCTTCCAACCTGTTGATGTGTTTACCATGATGTCAACTTGAGTTGGATCACTGTAATACCATAACTGACCATCAGCAGGAGCTACGTTTGGTGCTCCTAAACTTGCTGTATAAGTAGGTGTTAATGCTACCCAGTTACTGATTTGTGTAGTATATATTGTAGCAGGAGTACCTGATACATATTGGATTGATTCTACTACACCAGAACCTACTGATGTTACTTTAACAACTAAATCGTTTGCTGTGTGAGCGCCACCCAATTCAGTACCGTTAAATGTAATAGTATCACCTACTGCATAACCAGACCCTGCATTACGGAAGCTTAATGGATTTACTACGTATTGTCCATAATAGTTTTGTACTTCACCAACAAATCCTGTACCGCTACCAGTTGTTGATGACTGTGCAGGATAGAATGCAGGTAATGCTGCTGGACCATATTTAACATTAGTTGTAGTTCCTGCAACAAAGCCAGCTGTTGTCATTAATCCTAAAGAATAACCTGTTGTGTAATTTGTATCGTCTACAATAATTACACCACCTTGTGTATGTGAAAGAACAATAGCACCTGATGAATTTACTGACACTGATGTGTAAGGTACGCCAGAAGCATACCATTGTGTTGCAAAGCTTGTAGCATTTGTAACAGCCGCTAAATTCATTGTGTATGGACCATCCAATGATTGTGATGATGGTACAGAAACATAAATGTTTGCTGTTTCACCTGATGTGAATGAGAAAGTAGGATCTGTAGCACTACCTGTTGCTACAGTTGCCCCTGTTGCTGATTTTGACCATAAGTAAACAGGGCCTAAATTTGTTTCACCGTCGTAACCATATTGAGCATAAACTGTATTAAGTGGAATTGCAGAACCACCTGTTGAATCTAATAAAGAATCAGCTACCCAGTCACTGGTTGCTAATGTAACTGGTTTATTGATCCATTTCAAACTAGCACTGCTCCATTGACTTACTGTTGGTAATAAACCGTTACCTGCACTACCTACTTTAAGCCATACAGAACCTGATGGGGCAGGACTTGCTTGACTTGCTTGCCACAATGGTTGTTGTGCTGATGTACCGTATACAAAAGAAGGTTGAAAGTAAGATCCAGCATCAATGCCGATATCTGACAATACTGTTCCTGTATGTGCAGCAACTGTTAACCAATAACCGCTATTTGGCTCATTTGGTTGTGTTGAGAATAAGTTTAATTTACCATTGATTACTTGTGCTGATAATCCACCCCAACCTAATGTATTAATAGCATTCGCTAAACCATACACAGTATTGTTTGGAGAACTTGGGACAGTAATTAATTGTTGACCAGCAGTTGAAGGTGTTACACTGTTTAAGTTAATGTAAAAACTATTACCTGCTGTTAATGTTGGATTAGATTCTGTTCCTGTTACTGCTGGTACAGATTGTAACCATTGTTTTGAACCTAATGCTACCCATTGGTTAGATAAGTTCTTATAGAAGAACTGCTGACCATTTGAAGCTGTTGGAGTACCATTAATATCTGTGGCAATCACAGCATAATCACCTACTGTACCTAAACTTGCATTTGGTACGCCTGCTGTTACGTAAGATGAATAATCATCTGAATTAATTACGATTGGTGATTGTAAATTAAATGTGCCTGTAACTTGGTCGAATTCATATAAACCCCAAGTTGATGATGTTGTGTTTAACCACCATGCGCCATTAGCAGGGTTGCCTTCTGGGCGACCTACTGAACCGATTAATGAAGTTAAGTCAATGTCTGCTCTTAAAATATATGCTGAGTTGGTTAATCCAAGTGCATAATAAGCTGCTAACAAACCGTATTCATTTAATTCGTAACCATTGATTGGTGTACCATTTGTTGTGTTATAGAAAAATGGGTTACCAAATGTTGATATCAAATCTTGTTGACTTGTAACTAAAGTTAATTTATTTGCGTTTGCAGGAATAGTGCCTACTGCAACTGTTCCAGGGTTATTTGGATTTGTTTTATTCGCTGCGGTTGCCAATAAAATGAATGGAACCGAATTTACTGCGCCTGAAAGATACTGCGATTCGTCTACGATAGTAACTTGTACGCCGGGTGATACTAATGCCATGTTAAAATTCCTTGTGTAATATTTTGAGGTTTACAACCTGATTGCTTAATATTATTTATGAAATTATTGAAAAAAGTCGGTATATGGAAACCTTTGTTATTTAATTGTAATTGTAATAAATAAATTTATGAATTATAGAGAAGCAGGATTATATTGGATACATCTAGCTGCACATACTGACCCTATGACACAGGGTTACATAGGAGTTTCTAAATATCCTGAAGGAAGAATGTCTACCCATTTAAGACGCGCATCAGAAAATAGACATCACAATATTAATCTAATTGAAGCAATTAAAACTTTTGGTAAAAAAAAATTAATATGCGAAGTTTTAGTATATGGTTCTGAGGATTATTGTTATACTTTAGAACATGAGTATAGACCAGTTAAGAATTTAGGATGGAATATTGCTGAAGGTGGTAAAATGGGGGCAGGACCCAAATTTGGTGTACCCAAAAATAGAGAAAAAATCGAGGCTCGTAGAGAAGCAAAAAGAAAACAAGATGAAGAAAGGCAACGTAGGATTGAGGAAGGAAAACCTACCCCTGACGATATTATTTTTTGTAAAAAATTAAAAGAAAAATTAGAGTTGAACAAAAAAATAGAATTAGGAATTTCTTTAAACGAACCCATACCTGATAGAGTAATTTATTTCAGACCTATTTGCAAAAAATGTAATAAAAATTATAGTGCCATAAATTATAAAAAAGACGGTATAACTCATTATCGCAGCGTTTGTGATGAGTGTGGCAGTAAGAAAGCTAAAAACAAAAATAGAGTAGCCAACTGGGAGAAAAGCGGCTATAAAAAGAAAACTGTGTGTGACAGTTGCGGATTTAGAAGTTTATATCCATCACAAATGACGATATTCCATATAGATGGAAATTTAAAAAATATATCATTGAGTAATTTAAGAACTATTTGCTTAAATTGTGTAGAAGTAGTTAAGCGTAAAGAATTAACGTGGAAGCGTGGAGACTTGACTATTGATTACTGATTCTAATTGTTTATGTAGATAATCAATAGTACCTGTATTGTCTAAGTGATAATCATAATCTAATCCAACACTGCTGTACTCACTAGGATGCACTTTAAAGACTTCTTCAAGTGCTTGAATCATTTGTTGTGGATATTCACTGCCGTTGTTAAGTTTCTCAGCGTAAGTCACCCATTCAGGTTCTGTGCCACGATGTGTACGCATAGTTATGCCACCTATGTTTTTAATGGCATTAAGTTCATTTGGAAAACGACAATCAGTAATTACAATATCTTCATTAAGACTGCGTAGTTTATTTTCTAAACTAGCGATCCAAATATCTTGATGAAATCCTTGACGACAGACTTCGGTGCCCCAGTATTGTAATATCCATCTTGGGGTAAGATTTGGCATGTTTAATCTATTAGCCCACCAAGTGTCAACTTGCTCTCGCCATTCACGACTGTGTTTAGTTGAACCTTCTAATAACTCACGGTCCCAACCAAATATAATACTAATTGCGTCTTTTAAACTTGCTGCGAAACTAAGTCGTTTAAAGCCATGAACCGTACAAAGATAATCTGCGGCTGTATCTTTGCCACTACCGATGAAACCACACACACCGACAATCATATATTTTCCTTTTTATTTTTACATTTATCCCCATGCCATCTAGCATAGTTCATGCTGTCAATTTCTTTGCTACAATTATAACATTTTATTTTAGGGGATAAAAGTTTTTCGGTTCTTTTTCTTTGTCGATGCTTTCAGAACCAATTAATGCTGCTGGTTTTGTTCCACTGATCATAAAAGAAAAAACTCCCGTAGTAATTATTGTATTACAGGAGCGTGACAAAATAAAGCGTTTAGGTTCAATACTCATCGTCCGGTGATTCATGTTCACCATAACTACTAGACTTAATTGACCCTATATAAGCAGGGATGGTATCGTATCCCAATTTAGCATATGCATTCGCACGATGAGTTCCGTCGATGATAGAATTAGTAAATGGGTCAATTACTACTGGTGGCATAGTATGCTGAGATTTCATAATCTTAGCAATATTATCTGCTACTAAATCTTCATCAACATCCCATTCATTGAGATTCAACTTAGATAAAGGGAAGTTCACAAGTTTATATTGATCAAACCAATAGATACGATCTGTAATATCGCCCTCATCAAAGTCATTAAAGTTGCGATGGATCTTTTTGACAATCGAATAGATATGACTAGCATCAACAATTTGTTGATTTTCTCTAATCAATTCTTTGATCTTCATTTTAACCTTGAATCCAAGTTAATGGTTGACTGTAATCTTGATACTTGCGTAGATCATCAAGTAATCTATTTTGAAAGTCCATACCTTGTTGTTTCATAGCAGTACCGTTTAATGTTGTACCGCCACCTGGACCTGCGATACTTTGAAACTTCTCACGTGCTTCACCTAATATGATTTGGCAAGTAGCAAGTATAAAGTCGCCGATCCATACGCCAGCACCCGGGTCTTGTAATAATTCTAATTCAGGTCTTTGTACGTCAGCCCAAATTAATATACGTTCGCCGGTACCTTTAAAGTCACGGACTACTCTAAGTACTTTTGTTACAGGGTTAAATGTATAAACAAGATAGCCACCGAACATACGTGCTGCTAATTCTACATAACCTGCATAAAAGTCATATGTTGCCATACCGCCTGTATAGTTGTAGTTTAACAAGTATGTGTTAAGAATCGCACTACTGAATGGGTCAAAACTGCTTGAACTTGGACCTGTTTCTAAACCTATTGTTCTTCTGAATACTGATCTTACGTTAATAAACTCACTAGGCAACGTATAAGTGTCAACATTTTCAATAGCAGTCATTAACGTATAACTTTCTACAGTGGCATTTTGTGCACGTTGTCTATATATTTTAATAGCATATAGATATGCAGCCTCATAATGTTCAGGATCTAATTCAACATCTACAATTCCCTGACCCAAACGTAAGGCTATATTTTGAAATAAAGCCTGTTTCATTTGTTCTAAATTATACCCGTTTGGGGTATCTAAAGGATTGTTAAGTACGTTAATTGCCATAGTGAATTCCAATTTTGTAATACTATTTATTACAATAAATACTAAATCATGTTAATAAAAGACATAGAAGAAGAACTAACCAGAAAAGATATATCCAAGTATATGAAAGATTTGGGTTGGACTAAACTTGGTTCTGGAAATTATGGGGTAGTTTACGGCAAAAAAGATCATAACATGGTGGTTAAAATATTAGTATCAAAATACAATAACGATTCTATTCAATCGGCAGCAGAAAGTTTACAAGACAAATTTTTAAAATTTATAATTAAAAATCCTAATATTCATTATCCAAAATTCTATCAAACTAAAGCGGGAAATATAGCAGGACAACATTTCAAAATGTATGAAATGGAAAGGTTAAAAAAACTCAGCCCAATAGAAGATTATGTTATAGGTTATATGGGCCAGTTAGCAGATTATGGTTATAGTCTTGAACAAATATATAATCACATACTTAGACAATTACACCCCGATGATGATATTTCAGTTATGAAATATATTAAAGATTATAATTATTTTAAAACTAAATTTCAATCATTATACAAAGCTATGGAGAAATTAATCGCCGGCGCAAATAAACTAGGTGTCGTTACTGATATTGCAGGCGATTATTATACCAACGTAATGAAGAGAGATGACGGAACCTTTGTAATTATGGATCCTTGGGCCGCATAAATCAAAGATCATTCTCTTTACGATTCTCACTATGATATACGTCAAAACTGCCACCGGGATAACGGCTTTCAAGTTTACGAACATTCTCAGCAATAACTTCTTGAGGGTCAAGATTTAAACTGCGACAGCAATTAATCCAATACCAAATCACATCGCCTAGTTCACGTTTTAAATGTACAAGTGTATGCTCATCAAGCATCTTACCTTGAAATAATATCTTTTTACAGATTTCCATAAACTCGCCGCTTTCGCTGCACAAGCCCATTGCGCCTGTTATAAACAGTGGCACGTTTAATTGTGGACCATGCATGTATTCGCCATTGGCGCCAAAGCCTTCCCAATTAGCATCTAGTCTGTCTAAACGAGTCATAAACTCTGTTAAGTCATTACTAGTCTCACTAGTTACGGCTCCAACAAAATCTTCGTACTTTTGTAAATCAATATCTTTCATTTCTTTTTCCTTTTTGTGTTTTTGTAATCATGAAAACCTTCATACCAATCTTTAGAATTTTGTGTATCTTCTTTACTTGGTCTTGCTTTATCATAAGGGTTATAGGGAATAAAAGATGCAGTTCTTTTAGCCCAATTATAACCCTCTAGATATGCTTGTGATTTTTCTTTTGCCATTAAAATGCCTTTAATATAATCATATTTTCATTAAAGCGACCTTTTGGTGTAGTCGCAAGTGCTTTAATATCTTTAAAGAATTTACGTGCAGCAGGCTTGCTACCCATAATCTCTTTGATTTGTGTTTCGGGTTTACGTAGTGTTTTAGTTTCACTTTCTTTTGTGTCAAAGCCAAGCAATAGATTACCTTTAACGGTAAACTCTTTACTATAGCTATCAGCGATAAAGTGATGTAGTTTGCGTTTAGCAGTGTCATAAACCCAAGCCTCACTTGCACCAATTAGTTTTACTGGATTGACACTATTAAGTTCAAGTTTGGTTTTAGTATCTTTGTATGTTTTAAGATACTTTAACTTACTCACACGCTTTTCGGGCGGTACTGCCTTTTTAGCACGTGGGGCTTTGTTAGTTTTCTTAACACTGACATAAGCGTTAAGGTCACTAATGATTTGTTCGCAATACTTAATTGCGTTTTTAATTTGGGTCTTGCCCAAATTATTGTAACCTTCAACTAAATCTTTGTCTTTACCTTTAAGTAATTCATTGTATTCATCTAAACGATCTTGCCATGCTTTAACTAACATTGGCACATGTTGTGGAAGTATGTTACGTTTAGATAATTCTTCAACGACTTTACTTTCAAAATCTTTTGGATAGCCGTTAGTGAAAAATTCGTCAAAGTAACCTTCAAGTTCGCCACCTGCTTCCAATGTACGATCACGCATAATCTCTTGTACATTGGGTCGATTTGGTTTTTCTTCATCAGTAGTGTCAACAGCAACAGTATCCATTAGTCGATTGATTTCAACATCAAGCCCTGATTTGTGCTGCTCACTTAATGTAAGCCCACGCAATGACATACGAGCCATAAAGCCTGTAGTTGGGTACACAATACTGTCACTTACTTTACGAAAACGTTTAGCGTCTTTGTCACGCCCGTTATGTTCCAAATATTGCAATAACAATTCCTTACTTTCTTTGTTTGTAAAAAAGTAATTGTACCAATTTAATGCCTTGATCACTGCAAATTGGTATTCGCTCTCACTGGGCTGTTTGTCAAATTTGGGTTCAGTACCCAAATATTTGGCATCGTTTTGAGATACCTTAAGTTCTTTAATGTCAGACTTCATTATACTTCTCCGTACAGGGCTATCACACTATATAATATTATATACGATTTTTGGGCATTTGTCAAGCATTATTTTACAAGTAAATATACGATAAATAACTATATGTTTACTGATTCTAAATATAAAAAATGGTACTTCTCTATTATCGAGAATGCAAAAAATAGACCTGTGGTTGGTTACACCGAGCGCCATCATATTTTGCCTAAATGTTTAGGTGGAAAAGACACCGATGATAATTTAGTAAATCTCACAGCTAGAGAACATTTTATATGCCATTGGTTATTAACAAAAATGGTCACCGAAACCAAATCAAAATATCAGCTATGGAATGCATTTAGTTGTATGCTGTACAGAGAAAGACCGGGCCAAGATAGATATAAAGTATCAGGTAAGATTTTTGAATGTATTAAAATTGCCGGCGCTAAAATAAAAAGTGAAAAATTCAAGGGTGAGAATAATCCAATGTTTGGGAAACGAGGATCGTTAAATCCAAATTTTGGAAAGAAATGGACAGAGGAGCATAGAGTAAATGCTAGTATTTCTCATTTGGGACAAACAAGAACAATAGAATCTAGAAAAAAACAATCTGAAAAGACCAAAGGGCGCAAACAAACTATAGAGCATATAAACAAACGTTCTAGGTCAGGAGAAGAGAATCATATGTATGGTAAAAAATTAAGTCCTGAAACAATTGCAAAAAGAACTGCTACGTTAAAGGCAAATAAATTGGCTAAAAAACTAGCCGTAGGAGTTTAACGTGCCTAGGCTCAGCCTATACCGCCCGCAGAAAACCTCAGATTATGACTTCTTTGACAGGAATATATCAGAGCAGCTTACTACTGGCGGCACTGACTTATATATTCATAAGTATTTGGGTCCTAGCAATCAGGGTCCTAGTACAGACTACACGCAACCCCAATATGATACACTAAACCCTAAAAACATTCAAGACCTATTGTTTTTGGAAAACCGTGATCGTACATACGATACTAGCATTTATAGATTACGCGGACACTACAACGTACAGAATTTAGATTTTGATTTAAGTCAATTTGGTTTATTCTTAAACAACAATATTATTTTTATTACTGTTCATTACAATGATATGATTGAACAAGTAGGTAGAAAGTTAATGGTAGGTGATGTAATTGAATTGCCACACTTATTAGATTATGACCCATTAGATAGTGCTACAGTGCCTGTACCATTAAAACGCTTTATGCAAATTACAGATGCTAACTGGGCTAGTGAAGGATTTAGTCCTACATGGTATCCGCATTTGTGGCGTATTAAATGTGAACCACTTGTTAGCAGTGAAGAATTTTCGCAGGTACTTACTGCACCAACAAACACAGACAACTATCTTGGTATATTTGATCCAGCAAAAACTTATCCACAAGGTTATGTAATTACATATGGTGGTGTAAATTATAAATCATTACAACCTGTACCAGCAGGTATTACTCCACCGAATAGTACATATTGGGCAGTAGATACTAATCCTACACTAAACACAATATTAAGTACATACAATACAAATATTGCTATTAACGATGCTGCATTACAAGAAGCAGAAAGAGAAGTTCCTGAATCAGGCTATAACAATAGTAACCTTTATGTTGTTCCAACATATGGCGCATATGAAACTGATGCGCAAGGCAATACATATCTAACATATGAAGATGGACAGCCTGCACCTCCTATAGATGTATTAGTTTACGATGGAACTAATCCTTCAGCAACTCTTGGTACTATAGAATTTGTAAACAATCCTAACTATAAATTTTCTAGTCCTGTTATTAGAATTAGTAAGTTAGCATTAGATAATCTAAGAAAAACTGCTCCTTCTATTAATAAATTTGTACAAGCACATTTGCAAATGGAAACACTTGCCCCTGAAAAGTTAGGCAACAATTCACAATTTGTAAGCGGCGATAAAGTATTAGTATTTGAAACAACATTTACTACTATCACAGGCCCATATGGTACTGCCGATAACACTTATGCAACTGCTGATCAGAACCCAGTTGCTCCTGGTTTTACAGGCAATATCACACAACAAATGGACTATCGTGCAGACTGCGATCCTCGATTCCAATATATTGCACGTTATTCACCACAATCGTTTGGTTACAGTGCAGGTTACTTAACTGGTTCTGCTAATGCTCCAAATGGATTCCCTGTTAATGCAGGTATAGCTTTCCCACCAAACCCAGCAGTTGGCGACTATTACTTACGTATAGATTATATGCCGCAAATATTGTATCGTTGGGACGGTAAACTTTGGGTAAGAATCAGCGAAAACGTGAGAACACAAACTGGCTTTGCTGATAACACAAATACTTCACAACTTTCAGGCTTCATAAATAACTCAAACACAACTGTGCTTACAAACGGTACAACAACTACGCAAGCACAGCCGTTATCAGGAATACTTACACAAAGTCCTCCTACATTACCACCAGTAGTAGATTAACATATGGCACAATTTTTTTACGATAATCAGATACGCAGATTCTTAATTCAATTTGCAAAAATCTTTAGCAATTGGCAAGTTACATTTGGCAATGATCCAGCTGGTAACCCTATCTATGTTCGTGTACCTATTATGTATGGCGATCAAAGTCGTCAAGCAGCTACTGTAATTAATAATAACAGTGCAAGTACATTGCCAACCGCGCCAATGATTACTTATTATATCAGTGGTTTAGAATATAATCAAAAATGGACAACTGATCCTACATTTGTAGATCAACTGCAAGTGAGACAACGCCATTATAATGATGAAACTCAACAATACGAAACCACACAAGGTCAAGCATTTTCAATTCAACGTTTAATGCCAGTACCATATACATTAAAAATAAATGTAGACTTTTGGACTACAAACTATAATCAAAAATTACAATTGATTGAACAATTAGGAACATTGTTTAATCCTGCACTAGAAATACAAAGCACTGATAACTTTATTGACTGGACTTCATTAAGTTCAGTATTCCAAGATGGATTAACATTTACAAGTAGAACTATTCCAATTGGCAATAATAATCCTATTGATATTATGACTTGGAAGTTTTACATGCCTATATGGTTAAGCACACCTGCTAAACTTCTTAAAATGGGTGTTATTGAAAAAATCATTATGTCTATCTATCAAGGTAATGCATTACAAGATATACAAAATGATGACTTGTTATTAGGCACTAGATTAAAAGTTACACCATATGGATATAAGTTATTGTTGCAAGGCAATATGTTACAATTACTTCCTGCTAACGAACCTTTCTACCCTGCAAACACTGATCTTAATAATGTAACACCTCCTGATACAGATTTGTATTGGAGTGCGTTACTTAATGTATACGGAACAATACGTCCTGGTATCAGTCAAATATGGCTAGAGAATCCTTATATGGATACAGACATTGTAGGTACAATTGTTTCAAATCCATTAGATGATAGATTCTTAATTTATAATATTGATCCTGACACATTACCTCAAAATACATTAGATCCTATCAATGCTGTAATCAATCCACAAGTCACAGGTCCCAATGCAGGATTACCCGGACCTGTTCCAGGTATCAGATATTTGATTGTAGAACCAATTGGTGCAGTTGATAGCCCTACTGTTTCATGGGGACCAGGCTTTGTAGCAAACGCTAATGATATCATACAATATGACGGTACTACAAATGAATGGTTTGTAGCATTTGATAGTCAAACAGATACTACGCCGCAGTTTGTTACTAATTTAGCTACTAATATTCAATATAGATATGTTCAAGAAGAACAAGTGTGGATGAAATCATACGAGGGCTGGTATGATCAAGGAAATTATAGCATCGTAATTTAATTCTTAAATAGTACATCACACGGAGATTAATATGAGTATTGAAGAAGAAAAAGTTAGAACACAGATTTGGGTATTAAGATTGATGGCTATCGTTTTAGGTAGCGTATTAGTATCTACTGTATTAGTAATGTTAGTAGGTTTATTTGTACCTAACACTGTAGTTGATAACGCTGAAATCTTTAAGATTTTAGGTCCAGCATTTAGTATGGTTGTTGGTGCATTTGTAGGTTCATTCGCTACTATGATGGGAATGAAAACCGATACATTTAATCCTAATAGTAAACCAAATAAAACAATCATCGAAGAAAACATTAACGAGTAATAATGTCTAATGTAGCCGCCGGTATATTCTTTTACTGCAAAAGTACAAATCGTTTTTTGTATTTGATGCGTAATGATAAAAATTATAACTGGAGTATACCTGGCGGTAAAATTGAAAAAGACGAAACACTGTTAGATGGTCTTAAAAGAGAATGCTTTGAAGAAATGCAATTCTCTGATATAACAAAATTAATTCCAATACAAAAGTTTGTAAACAATACGTTTACATATCATACTTTCTTTTGTGCTGTTGAAAACGAATTTATACCCATATTAAATGATGAACATTGTGGTTATGCATGGGTAGGCGAAAATCAATATCCTAAACCATTACATAGTGGATTGTTTAGCACAGTCAATATAGATGTGGTACAAGAAAAATTAAAATCTCTTGTGAATATGATTACATACCGAGTATCTTAGCAATAACGTGAAATCCTAACGCGCCTGCTGTAGCAGCACCGCCCATTATCATCCAACGCCATTTTTCTAAACTGTTAATTTTACCGTTGACTTCTTTATGTTGTCTTTGATTTTCTTCTTGGAAATTACGTAGTGTGTCGTGTATTTTATCGAAATTATGTTCTACTTTATCATCAAGATTGTCAACACAATCTTTTAAATCAACAAACTTCTGGTCCAGGTTTGACACCTGGACCTGAAGTACAGCAATATCTGTTTCTGTTTTCATTTTGTTGATACGTGCTGCTGCTGGCATGACTATTAAGTGTTGTTAATAGTTACGATAGGCTGAGGTTGTCCACCGTATGTGTTGCCTGCGTATGCTGTACCAAATGTAGCGATGACATCTGGATATACATTAGACAATACAGCTAAACCTGTACCTGAACCACCTGCGCTAGCTGCTGTGAATGTTACACCAGTCATGTTACTAGCTGATCCAATTGCTGTCCAGTTAGTATTACCTGAGTAGTAAATTGTGTATACTGAACCAGGTGTTAATGAACCATCTGCAACTGTTGCTGGGAACACTTCACTTTGATAATCACTTAATGAATATACATACTCAGTTGATGGAGTTGCTGTTGTAGCAATAATTGACATTGTGTTTGGTCCCAATGATGCGTTTGCTACGTTTGCTGTATAAGCAGGAGCTGTAATACCAGTTACTGTACCGTGTACAAGATATTTTGATTTGCCTTTTTGACGAACAATATATCCTGCTTCTGGAAGTGCACCTAATAAAGGATCACCGTAACCATTGAATCCTGCAGCATTGTAATTTGAGTTAGCACTCAATACTGCTTGGTTTTGGATAGCATTTGCTGTTACGCTTGCGTTTGATGCTAAAGCAACGTTTGGACCACCTGGATATGCAGCAACTGTAAATGCAGCAGCGTTTGGAATATTTCTTACGAAATATGTACTGTTAGCTACTAAGTTACCAAATGATGTATCAAATATAACTGGATCACCTGCTACAAGAGTTTGAGCATTGCCAGAAGTACCAATAACGTTACCGGTAGCAGTACTATTAGCAACTGCAACTGTTACATTACCTACATTGTTTGATACTACACCTAATAAATTTAAGCTGTAATTATTTGGTGTGCCTTGATAAGCATAAAGATGTGTACCATTTGCTACGTTAGCAAAGTCAGTACCTAAACCAACAATTGTAGCACTAGCATTACTTGCAAAAACTGTACCAACTAAGTTGGCACCGAATGCTACGTTTACTAATGTTTGTTTACCAAACTGTGCTGTGTTACCACCTACAGCACCATATGATGTCATATTTGTTGCTGTATTTGAACCGTCTGGATTACTAAATCCATAATCAATTAAACCAACTGTTAAAGCTACTGATTGGGCTGATGTGTTAGTAATTGATGGGTATGTTCTTGGTTGAACACTTAATTCTGTTGCTGAAACACTGAATGTATTATTACTTAAAATGTTTTCAACATAATATGTTGTGCCAGCAACTAAGCCGCCAACAGTTGATGCTACAGTGAATGGCATGTTTGGAACAAGACCTTCACCTGCAGTGCTTGTATAACCACTAGCTGGTTGTCTAATATTTTGTGACACGGTCACTACGTGACCTGCCGCTGTTGTAGCAGTAAGTGTCAATACTGCTTGCGACTTTGCTATTTTAATCGGACGTCCCATTTTTTTTCTCCTTATATGTGGGTTCTAGCCACTACGCGGTGGTATCCGCGTAAGTCATTGCAACCATGCAATGAACAATACTATTTATCACATTATGGGATTAATACAGTCTTATAATCTGCCAACAGCAATTTCAATAATGCCGTCATTGCCGTTATAATCAGCTAGTGCTTTGCCTATTACAGTACCGATTAGTGGACTACTACTTGGTCTTGCGTATCCATTGCCACCTGATATTAGCATATCACCTTTGGTAATTTTGCCTCTTACTTTACAAGGCACACGACCTTGAAGTGCTAATACTACTGGGTATTCAGCATTTATGCCACTGTTCATAACATAAGCAGGATTTGTACTTACTACACCGGCAATTCTGTTTGTGCCATCTTCAGCCATAGTTACTTCATTTATGCCACCAAACATTAATACAGTACCCGGTTCATAATTGCTATCACTACTATAATATTCACCCAAGTCAGCGTATGTAGCTGTTAGCTTACTTCCTGCGCTAAGTGCCCAGTTACCAGTAATTGTGCCTGCTGTTGTGTTTGCACCTGCGTTTATAATAGTAATATTGTTTAATGTATTAATATTATTTTGAGTGTTCCCCATTACAGTAGTTGCTTGCGATACTGTGCCGGTCACGTTGCTTCCTGCTACACTATTAGCTACCGCAGCATATCCTACTTGACCGCTAACGTTTGCTCCTGCTACAGCATTTGCGGTTGCGGCATAAGATACTTGACCACTAACATTAGCACCTGCTACTGAATTTGCTGAACTTGCCACCGTGGCACTACCTGCACTAGTGGCATATGTTGCGTTTGCTACAGTACCACTGACATTTGCACCGGCAACTGCGTTGGCAGTAGTCGCGTATGCAACTGCACCTGACACATTTGCACCTGCCACTGAGTTAGCTGTAGATGCATATGAAACCGCACCTGACACATTCGCACCAGCAACTGAGTTAGCTGTGGTTGCATATGTAGCCAATCCAACTGCACCACTTACGTTACCGCCAGCAACTGCATTGGCAGTAGTCGCGTATGCAACTGCACCTGATACATTTGCACCTGCTACTGAGTTGGCAACTGCGGCATAACCTACTTGGCCGGTGACATTAGACCCTGTTAAGCTAGTTAACCCAGAACCATTAGCATACAATACCATTGATGCAGTATTGACTGATGAAGTTACATTCAAAAGTGTTGTTGCAAAAGAAACTGACCAACCAGTATTCCATTGTGAAGCTGCATAGTTACTATAACCTGCTTGGAAATCTGTAACGTATACCTGTGGATAAGCCCAAGTTGTACCGGTTTCGCCAATGTATATACAAGTATATGTACCATCATAGCCAAATCTTACATTTAGACTTCCTCTTGATTGAGTATTAATATATGCAAATGTATTATACCAAGTGTTATTAGGAGCATAGTTATAACCACCACAAATGATATCAAAACTTAAGCCGTCGAAGGTATAAACACGAACGGTCATACGCATCATGGTATTTGTAAAACCTTGAGGTAATGTAATCTTTATTGCACCAGTTACGGCACTAGTGGATGTAGCATAAGATGCTCCGCCTGGAT